ATAAAAAAAAATATTAATAAAAAAAAATATTAATAAACAAACCGTTGAAAACAAACAGTTGAAAACAAACAGTTGAAAACAAACAGTTGAAAACAAACAGTTGAAAACAAAACAGTTGAAAACAAAACAGTTGAAAACAAAACAGTTGAAAACAAAACAGTTGAAAACAAACAGCTGAAAACAAACAGCTGAGGTCCTAACCATTATGCAAAATTTTATGCTTTCCTCCCCATAATACCAATAGCATAGTGTCTTCTTTTTTTGTATATGAATTATGAACTGAGCCAATGTCATTTACCAAAAAATTGCCTTTTTTATTACATCTTGTACTAAATTTGCCTTTGGGTAAATCTGTTTTCTTTTTTATATATTGTATTTTATTTCTTGGAACAATTTTATTAAATCGGTCTTCATATAATTTTCCTTTAATTACATAAATTAATTCAATTGTTTGATGAATATGCAAATTAAATGATGCGTTTTTTTTAATCTTTATTATATCATATCGCATTTGAATGCGATTACTTTTATTTGTTTTTTTAAACTCATTATAATCTTTTTTTTTAAATTTTTTAAATTTTTTAAGCCATAATTTCATAAAATTATTCTTTTTTGGCAAATATTTTTGTATTACTTTATAGCACACAAGCAAGTCATTTTTTATATTGGATGATTTTTTTATTTTATGCATTTTTTAAAAAAAAATAAGATATATAAAATACTATATATTTTTTTATTTTATACATTTTTTTAAAAAATGCATCGATAACTATGCAATATTATGCATCGATAACCATGCAATATTATGCATCAATAACCATGCGAGCCATTCCGCTATCAATATCGGTTGAATCATATTCCCACCTTTGAGCCGCGGCTCTTTTTGTTTTAACCGAATGGCAATTTGGGCATAGCGCTTGTAAATTTTCAATATTATTACCGCCTCCATGAGAGACCTCAATAATATGATCTATTTGATAACCGCTTTCATCAAAAAAGCCTCCATTTATTAACCACATTGGGCAAAGATAATTCTTACACCCTATGGCAAAATTTTCAGGATGATTTGCACATTTCTTATTAATAACCAATTGGGACTTTACTTTTGCCGGAATTGCTTTTCTACTATTTTTTTGCATTGTAATTATAAATATAATACATTATTCAAATATTATTATATTTTTATATATATATATATCAATTATGTCAATACCAACTAATAAAGTATTATATCAGAAAGTCAAAGATTATGCGAATATTGTATATAGTAAGCCTAGTGCTTATAAATCTGGCTTTATTGTGAAGACATATAAGCAATTAGGCGGAACATATAAAGAGAGTGGAAAAGAGCACAATTTAGAAAGGTGGTTTAAAGGTGAAAAGTGGATTAATATAAATCCTTTATTAGGAAAAACTGGATATCCAGTTTACAGGCCAACTGTAAGAGCTAATAAGCATACACCTAAAACTGTACAAGAAATTCCACTAAATAGATTAAATAAGCAATATAAATTAAAACAAAAGATTAAAGGAAATAAGAATTTGCCAAAATTTTAGTAAATATATTTGAATAATGTATTATATTTATAAATTATTATAAATGCCGTGCATTATTAGAGATAAAACATTGATTATTCCAGCTGATGTTATCAGCATTGAGGATTCTGAATTTTACAATAATAAAACATTTATGTCTATTTATTTTGAACCTAGGGAATTGGGTTGTAGTATTGGAAATAGTGCATTTAAGTCTTGTTATATTAAAACATTGCTAATACCAAAACAAGTTATAATCATTGGTAATCATGCATTTGCCGATAATATGTGGTTGGACTCAGTTCAATTTGAACATAGAGAACCAAATATGCCATTAATTCTATCGGAACATATTTTTGACAATTGTGATATAAGAGAAATAATAATACCGCCTTTTATTACTGAAATTCAATCTTTGGCATTTTTTCAAAATAAAAAATTAAGATCTATTATATTTGAGCCGAGGGGTAATTTATTGCTGCGGCAAAGCGATAATTTATTGCCTCAGAAAATCAATACGGTATTGTCTCTAAAAATTGGCAAAAGTGTATTTGCAAATTGCAATATTGGGCCATCATTAATAATACCAAATTTTGTTATCATTATTGGAAATTTGGCATTTTGTTTAAGCACTAATTTAATCGATCTTGCATTTGAGCCTAGAGATACTCAATTAATTATTGGTCGATACGCATTTGAAAAATGCTCCCTAAATGGGAGCTTAATAATACACCCTCAAATTAAAATAGAAAATAGTGCTTTTTTAAATAATATACATTTAAGAAAAGTCATCATTTCAAAAGAATATATATTGATTGCCGAACGTATATTTAAGTGTAATTGTTCATTAAGTCATATTCAATTTATTGAATATTATGGAGATGTTCATAATAAGGAACGAAGAGCGCAATTTCTAATATTTAGGCATGTAGTAAAAAAGATAAATCGATTATTGCCATGGTTGCCGGAAAATAAAATGAAAAATCTTCTTAAAATATTATCTTTAACGCGATATGATTACTTAGCGCGACACATTGAATCTTTTATATAATAAGCCTTTTACACCTTTGAACATTTAAAATGCCGAGGTATAAAAATTTGGTTATAATCTGTCGTAAAACAGATATGAATTTATAAAACACTTCTACAAAATAATTCTGGTCTTAATCCAGTATCAAATATTGATTTAACAATATTCAACATATTTTGTACTGCATTTTTATCTCTGTTATGATATATTTCACTTTTATGTTTAACCGATTGACATAGAACTTAGTGGGGGATTCATTTGAGAGCCGCCATATTTATATTTTACTCTAATATTTATAATAATTGCCGCCGCAATTATATATATTATTAATAGCAAAAATAATACAATTTGGGTAAAATTACTCATATTATATATAATATATTTGAAACAAAACGATATAGTGTAAAACAATACCGCTCAAAATGTTTATTACTGCCAATACATCGACAGTATGTGGCGGCAAAGAGCATTTATTAGATATGCTAAGAAATAGAATTATTGAGGCATCCCAGTTTCTGCGGGATTACCCTAATATACCCATGTACAATAGGGAAAAAATGCAGGCATTTATTAATAGCTTTGCTAATTTGAGAGATGAATATATCTTAGCAAATGTAATTGAGGTGCAATATATTGTACTTGATATATCACAAGAAATACATCGAGCTAAAATGCAATTAGATGACCATAACTATGAGTTGAGCTTGCTTTATCAGCGCATAAAAGAATTGTTTCAAGGAATTAATCGCTTGATTCCAGCGCAAACGCAAGAGATGCAAAATAGCATCAAATATTTAAATAGGATTAAAAAAAAGATTGAAAACAACCGTGTGCATTATATTGATAAAATAAAGAATAATCTATTAAATATTGAGAGATTGCTTGACAATTTTGAAGATGGCAACTTGCTTATAAGCAGTACAAATTTGGCACTAGTATTTGAATGCGACTCTCTGGAGAGTGCCAATCTTTAAAATGCTGCTTTATTGAGGTGAGGGCCCTTGCAAAAAATAAGAGGGAGCCTTTACAAAAAAAAATAAAAAGTTATAAATTTTATTATTTTTTTATAAAAAGTATAGATTGCATACGGCATAGAAGCGCTACTTTAGAGTGCTAACATTTGTCTTGTAGTGCTAACATTTGTCTTATAGTGCAGCTAAGAACTCTCTGCACTTCATAATAATAAGCTCTGATTGTTCAGATGTCTTTGCTAAAAGATTACTCATAACTTGCTTATCATGCAATTCTTTTTCATATTCTGTATAACATTTAAATTAATTATGCCTATTTTTTTACCAGATTGCAGGATATCTACAATATCCCTAGTTTGATTAAATTGCAGAGATAGTATACCAATAATAACCGAATCAAGGTTTTTTTGATATTGGATTACGAACTGAACATAATATGGGCGCCATATAGTGATGATGAAACCCAAAATGAGGACTAATTACGCAATTTTGAATCCAAGTATGATATTTATTGACATCTTCGCTCAAATTCTCTTTTATTTTTATTATATATAAAATGCAATTTAATTGCAATTTTATTTAAAAATTCATTTTTTTTTTTTATTTTTATAATAGGCATATGTGGTGCGGTATAATTGCGCGCGCACTGTATTCCTATTATCTGAGCAATCATTGCAGTTGCTATTCCACGATGCTGATATTCTTCAATAATGGCAATTTTTAAATAAAAGTCTATAGTGATGGCAATAAATCCAATTATGTCGTTTGTTGTTTTTTCATCTTCAATTAAAAAGATATTATATGGCTCATATGAGCTTTTATTATAAAAATGTAGGTACTTTGAGGCGGCAATTTCATGCTTAGTTGCGTATGTAATTGGTATTAATTTATATTGTTGTAATATTGACCCAAATGGCGACAGTGCGCCATTTCCAATAAACTCCACCATTGAATGCGGCTGCCTATATAACCCAAAGTAAGGAAATACAACATTTGATAAAATAAATTGAAATAAATTGGTTGAAAATTTTGTTATAAATTCAGGCCAGCCTGCATTTTGACCATATTGGTCATATCCAGGATGTTTATTAATTTCAATAAGCATTGGGGTTAAATCTTTGGTAATTAATACATCGGCGCCATACATTTGATATCCGGCATTGCTTTCCGGATAGTTTTTTACCCCAGATGATGCTAATGCTAAACATACAGTATGGTTAAAATGGCTCAAATTTTCTAATAATGTGGGCCTGTCTGCATTTTCCATTTTATCAATATCATCGGGGAATATATATCGTATTTCAGTATTGTGGCCGCCAGAGATATGTATATCCGGATTTAGCCAATCTCCATGCTTATATTTTTCTTTGGCGGTAAGTATACGATATTCAGCGTGGGTGGAACACCTAGTTATTCCAGAAATATTACTTAATAAAAAATATATTCGTAAATGAAATTTTTTACCTTTTATGGTCAATGGGTCTATAATATATTCTGATATAATCCCATCTTCTTTAATCTCTAATTCTTTTTTGGCATTATGGTAATCCGACATTGATGCAATTACAAGTACGCCCTGTTGTTTGCAGGAAAAATTCTTCTTTAATATAGCTAAGCCTTTTGGAAAGGCTTTACCCAAATGGGCTTTACCCAAATGGGCTTCACCCAAATGGCCTTTTGGAAAGGCTCCCTCCCCTAAAATGGTTCTTTCAAACTCGCGTATAGTATATGTTATTGGTAAATATTTAATTCCATTTGGAATTAATCTTTTAAATGTGCCATATAACTCAGTTTTATTAATAAAGCCGCTATGCCCATCTAATACATTTTTGATAGAGGCCGATTGTTTATAAAAATCCGGACTAAGATTTAACTTATTTGATTTTTTATTAAAAAATCCACCAAATGACCCAAATGATATGTTTACCTTTTCTGATACGGGCTTTTCAATCCAATTTATGCCACTATGGGCGGCATTTTCTTCAAACATTTTTCTAAATATTGAATAATCTAAACCATTTCCCTCGCCGGAGATTGTATAACTCATTGACATAGAACTTGGTGGGGGATTAATTTGAGAGCCGCCATATTTATATTTTACTCTAATATTTATAATAATTGCCGCCACAATTATACATATTATTAATAGTAAAAATAATACAATTTGGGTAAAATTACTCATATTTTATTATATATATATATTATATTTGAAACAAAATAATAGTGTAAAACAATACCGCGCGAATTACTGCTAGAGAAATAAAAAAATAAGAAA